TTACTTCCATGTTGTACTCATAACCAACATAGATGAAGTTAGTACTTACATTACCAGGGATGTTGAAGTATGTGCCACCACCATCAGTTAGGAGTGTAGCTACGTTGCTGTAGCCTGATTCATTACCAGGAGTAAGTCCTTTTAGTAGACCTACCACATACCTGATAGTCTTAGTGGTGTTGAAATAAGTAGGTAGATATACCTTCGTAACATCACTAACTTGGTTATAAGAAGGTGCAATAGGTGGTGCAGGGGATACAACAGTAGCATCAGTAACCTCACACCATGAGTCAAGGTATGGGTCAACTGTATTGCCTAGGATGTTAATAAGGCCACCAGTGCTAGGTGCAAGTACTAGCTTATGTTGTGTTACGGTATAACCCTCGTTACCGCTAGTCAGTACATAAAGAACATCATTCTGGATAGCTGTATGGATGACATTAGATGGTAGAATCCACTTCACCCAAGCAGCCATAGGACGCTCGTCTCCCTGCTCGTAGAACCTATACAGGTACATAGAGGTGGAAGTCCTACCAGAGGCCACCCACAGGCCATTCTGGGCACTTCCTACGGAGTCTGTGATATCTTGTGGCATCCACTCAGGGACTACCTTAGTTGTCTCAGTAACAGTAGGTGTTTCTCGTTGTCCTCTAACGAAGATCTCAAATGCTCTAGCCCAGCTCTGGTTACGGCTGACATACAGTACAGTAGAACCTAAGTCAACAGGCTTCATGTACCTATCGCATTCGTAGTTAGCGATGGTGCTAATAGAGCAGTTAGCAGGTGTCCATGCACCATTCTCAGCTTCCATTAGGAACTGTTGGCTATCACTAAATAGCAATAGACCTTGAGTAACTGGTACAACAGAACGGACAGTAGCAGGCTTAATGCTAGCACAACTAAGATCAATAGGATCAGCTGCAGTAACTGTAGTAGCTGACTTATGGTAGAAGTTATAGTAGTCTCCAGCTTGAGACATAGAGACGTTATCTTGAGTTAGGAATCCAAGCCTATTGTTGAATAGGAAGATATCTTGAATGGTATTACCAACAAAGGTAGGGTGAGAGTTTGTCTCTTCATCACCAACCAATCGTGGTTCCCAAAGTAATGGGAAGTTATTAATAGTCTCAGAGCCATCCAAGAAGGTAGCTCTAAAGGTAAGGGGACTGAGGCTAGTACGGATCAGTGCTACAGGCATTGTAGCTGCATTGAAGCCTGTACTGACATCAGGTGCAACTGTCTCTTCCCAGTAACCATGGTTAAATGGACCAGTAACAGAGACATTACCACTGGTAGTTTGGCTAGTACCTGAGGTATAGGTAAACGTAGTGGTATTAGTGACAGTAACAGTATATGTACCTCTAACGCCGTTACCACTTGAGAAGGTTACATTAGCTAACCTACCAGTACTGAGACCATGTGCAGTTGTAGTAGTTACGGTTACTGTAGTTCCAGATTGACTATAAGTACCTGTAACAGCTAGAGTAGTGCCAACAAACTTAACATAGTAATCATCTGCTGCACCTGAAACATTAACTACTTTAGCAATGAGTCCATTAGTACATTGCTCTGGCAAACGTGAGATGTTGTTGACAGAGTTGTTGAATACCCTGATGTATTGACCATCTGTACCAGCATTACCACCAGCAACTGATACAGTCATGTCAGCAGTACTTGTTAGTACTAAGACACCATCAACAATCGTTTTAGTAAGACCAAGACCGGCTGGAAATCCAATGGCATCTTTAATCCCCTTCATCACGATCTCTACTGTTAGGTTAGTACCACCAGTATTGGAAGGGCTTGTATAGGTGTATTCAGTTCTGTTAATACTAACAGTGTAGTTGGTATCATGCTCTACAATAAGCAGAGAGATAACAGCTTGACGTAGTTGGTTATATGTTGGTGCAGCTAATGCTTGTACCGTCTTCTCACTGTTAACGATATAGGTGAAGTCGTTAATAGTAAGAGTTTTGATATTGCGATGGTCAGTAGCAGTTAGGTAGCTTTCAATAGATGCTTGCTTACCAGCTGGATAAGTTACAGTAGCAGCTTGCCCAGTCAACATGTTCCATACCTTAGGTACACCAGCAGAAGATACAGTAGCAATGTACTTCTCTTGGTTATCCCTAAACATACTGAACCATGCAGCTGTGTTAGCTGTGTTAGCAGTTAGACTAGCTAGTTTACCAAGAAACTTACCACCAGGACGCTTAAGCATACCAAGGGTAATATCAGGGTAGCAGTTGATAGCATCTTTAACTTGACCCAACAGCATCTTCTCATCAGCCTGTTGGGAAACACCACCAATGAAGTTAGGTATACGTTGAGATACTGAAGTCATCGTGCAAGAGCCTTGAATGGTTTATAGCTATTGTAGAATCCATCACCTTGTTTGAAGCCAAACATAGTATAATCACCTTCGTTGCATTCATATTCAATGCAGTTAGCCCTACGCCATGTCTCAAATGAAGCAAGAGCCTGGGTAAGGTTCACATCACCAACAAGACGAATAGCACAACGTGTAGCAGCACGTGATGTGATGTAGTCCCTAAAGACTTGAGGAAGGTCAGCAAAGTCATAATACCAGACCACATCTACATCGTAGGTCTTGGTCGTATCCCATACATCAGTATGACCGATCCTATCATACAGTCTACCGTTCCTAATAACAGCATCATAGTTGCTATTAGCTAGTGTATCACTAAGATCAATTTGTAGCATACTACCAGTCATCTCCAGATAACCGCTAGTATTAGGAGTAAGTGGATATTCAACCTCTCGGTTAAATGACCACCCCTCTGCCTGTACCTCCCGTGAGACTTGTTGTAGAGTCTCATAAGTAATTGCAACTTCCGGGTTGATTACAGCTTCGACAGTAGTACCATCTTCATACGTGATGGTCTGTGCCTCGATGGTGGTAACAGGCGCCTGACCAATAGACGCCAGAATTTCATTAACAGCTTGTAGCTCAGCCTGAGCGTTATTGGTTATCGGCATAACAATGATGTTATAAAAGAATTAAAAAAAAGGGATCCCGAAGGACCCCCTTAGTAAACCTAATTAAGCAGCAGTACGGCTGGCATCAAGTGCCGGAGAATCCGACTCAACACCAGAGTAAGAAGTACGCAGACATTGGGTCTCCGAGAACACGCCAGAGGCGGTAGCACCACCATGGGTACGGGAGACAGAGCGACGAACAGCATGGTTGTCAGAGACAGCCAGGTTGCCGTTATCAGCATAGGTAGAAGCGTATGCACCAGTGATGGTACGGGTAGCAAAGTTCACATTGCCAGCCACACCATTACCACCAGCAGCAGTAGAAAGATTAGCCATTTAGAGGTTACCTCAGTTGGTATAAGAAACAGTAGCAACAACAAAGGTTGCAGAAGTGGTGCCAGCAACTGACAGCACATCACCAACACGATAGCCATCACCACCAGCAGCAACAGTCTCACCAGTTACTACACCGTCAGTAACAGTAGTAGTAAGGGTGCAGCCAGTGCCGTTGATGTTATCATCAGTGGTAGCCTTAGTGCCAGCGACTTGACCAGTACCACCAGAAGTACGAGTTACACTGACAACAGTACCACCCTCACGGCCGGGTTCAATCGGAGGACGAGGGTAGTAGGTTGCACTAGTGGTAACCCCAACGCCATCAGTAGCTTGAGTAGCCATTGGTAATTACCTCTAGCTATCAGGAGCGGGCCGACTGCAGCTCGATAGCAGCAGCAGGGTTCAGAGTACCGCAACCCATAGCCAGACGACCCACGATCAGGTCACCCTGGTACATCACAGACACATCACCAGAGGTGGTCTGCACAGAAGGAGCGATAGCTTCCACAACACCAGCAGCATCCTTGTAGTAGATCAGACCACAGTGGGTGCTGAAGTTACCGGAGTAGTTGTTGTTCTCACCGTTGACGGAAGAGATGTTACCAGCCAGGAAGGGCAGGTTGTTGGAACGCTTGATGGAGATACCAGCGATCTCATAGAGACCCTCACCGCTGTTCAGGTTACCTTGGCTGTTGCCATAGTCACGGTTGAGGATGTTCGAGTCGACCTGCGACACGAGTGCATAGTACTGACGAGGGGACAGTACAGCAGTGCGGCCTTGCTTGGGCAGGTTCTTCTCATCAAGGATAGAAGCAGCCTCGAAGAAGGCATCAACAAGGGCTTGAGCGTCATACTCTTTGTTAGCACCAAGTTGGATCACAGAACCGCCGGGCTCAGGACCAGGAGCGGCAGTGATGGGGTGAGCTTCACGAGCAGCCTTAGCGATCTGACGGAAGATCTTCTTGTCATAAGCCTCAGCCAGAGCATAACCAATCTTCTTGGCGATCTCAGAACGAAGGCTGTAGTGAGCCAGGGTCTCATCCAGGTCGTACACAAATGCACTAGAGATGAGCAGGTCATCACAAACGATGGTCTTCTCGGCCACCGGAGGATCACCACTACCCAGGATCGGAGTACCGGGCTCGTGGTAAGCCGCTTCCATACGGCCAGTGAAGATAAACTGCATAGCCTTACCGTTACGCAGGGTACGGCTCTGCACAGTGCCCTTAGCGATAGTCGCGCCTTCATAGGCTTTGAACATCTCGCCAGAGAACAGTTTCAGATAAGTTGCGTACTTGGTATCATAAGCAGTACCAAGAGCAAGGGGAGTCGAACTAGTATTATTAATAGTACCGACTGAAGTTACAAGAGTGTTAGCCACAATAGTTAAAGAGAGAGTTGTTTACGTGTAGTCTCTCTAAGCGCTTAGAATTTTTGTTGTCATTTTGTTGTCGTCTCTCCGACTGTCATGGCAAAGGGTGTCGGTCGTGACCGGCCTAAGCCAAAGAAAAGGAGGTCCTACTCTGAGGTGCCTCCAATCCAAGTTTTAATAAGGAAATCTCTTATTAAAGGTTACGGCCAGGTAGCAAGCGTACCAGCTTGTACCTTAACACCTTTAGGGCTCATCTCAGTGAGCGTTTGATTAGCTTCACCATATGCAGTTGCAAAGGCAGGAGAAGCAGCGAGATTCGTTACGTATTGAACGGCAGATACCGAAGAGTTCTTCGGATCAAAAGGAGTAGCTTTAGCCATTGTGTTTGTCTAGATAATTTGCAGCTAAATGTAAAATACGGGAAGAGTCCTGAAAAAGACCAAGAGCCGTATTGCAGTTTTGACACAGCAGTTCCCGAACGGCTCCAGTCTCATGGTTATGATCAACAGCAAAATGATTCCACCTACCACCTGGTTCGGTTGTCCCGCAGATAGCACAGCATCCATCCTGCTGCTCATACATCTTGTCGTAGTCTTCCAAGGTAATTCCATAGTTGCGGCTTAGGCTGTTACTTCGGCTACGAATAGGACACTGGTTAGCCCTAACTCTTGCTTTAGTGCATTCCTTGCATTCGGTGTGTCGCTCCTCAGGTCTACCTTTTCTACCAGACTTATAGAACTCTTCTAGTTCTTTCTCAACGCCGCATGTACGGCATTTCCTCAACCGATTGCAGGAGCCGTGAGAGCCACGGGAAGGCTATCCACAGCAGCAAGATCCAAAGGATAATTGTGAGCGTTCCTTTCATGCATCACTTCAAAACCAAGACCAGCTCGGTTCAGAATGTCAGCCCAAGTGTTAATCACTTTCCCTTCAGAGCTGACAAGGCTTTGGTTAAAGTTGAAACCATTAAGATTGAAAGCCATGGTCGAAACGCCCAGAGCAGCAAACCAGATACCAACAACAGGCCAAGCAGCAAGGAAGAAGTGAAGGCTACGGCTATTATTGAAAGATGCATATTGGAAGATCAAACGTCCAAAATAACCATGAGCGGCAACGATGTTATACGTCTCCTCTTCTTGACCAAACTTGTATCCATAGTTCTGAGATACTTCTTCAGTCGTTTCACGAACAAGACTAGACGTAACCAAGCTGCCGTGCATCGCGCTAAATAAAGACCCACCAAACACACCTGCCACTCCAAGCATATGGAAGGGGTGCATAAGGATGTTATGTTCAGCCTGGAAGACAAGCATGTAGTTGAAGGTTCCCGAGATACCCAAAGGCATAGCATCAGAGAAGCTTCCTTGACCAAAGGGATAGATAAGGAATACAGCGGTAGCAGCCGCCACCGGGGCAGAGTATGCGACAAAGATCCAGGGCCTCATCCCTAATCGATAGCTAAGTTCCCACTCTCGTCCCATGTAAGCATAGATGCCAATGAGGAAGTGGAACACTGTAAGTTGGAACGGACCCCCATTGTAGAGCCATTCATCAAGTGAATTAGCTTCCCAAATTGGGTAGAAGTGTAGTCCGATGGCATTGCTGCTCGGAACGACGGCTCCCGATATGATGTTGTTTCCATAAAGAAGACTCCCAGCAACGGGCTCTCGAATGCCATCAATATCGACAGGGGGAGCCGCAATGAATGCAATGATAAAACATGTAGCAGCGGCCAACAATGTTGGAATCATGAGGACTCCAAAGTGACCAATATAAAGACGGTTGTTTGTACTGGTTACCCAGTTCAAGTAAGAGTCCCAGATGTTAGTCCGGGACTGGGGGGCTGCAATAGCAGTAGTCATGAAGTTAATTAAGACGTGTTACTTTAACTCGCCCAACTCCAGAGGCAGTGAGACCGATAGCATCAGCCGCACCTTTACTGAGATCAAGAGACCTATTAGAGTAGTAGGGTCCTCGATCGTTTACCCGAACAACGGCACACCGCTTGAAACAAACACGAAGTCTAGTTCCAAAGGGTAGTGTCTTGTGCGCTGCAGTAAGGGCATTTTGATTGTATCGTGATCCACTAGCAGTAAGGCGGCCATCAAAGCCTGGACCATACCAACTCGTGATCACTGACAGAGTAGTTAGAAGAGGTAGCATAATAATAAAGCAAGGAACTTTAATATTGTTTACTCCTACAATTCTGCCAATACACGCGCAGTATAGGCAGAACTACCAATACTTAGTAACCCTTCTTGGCTGAAGGCTTCATTTTAACAGGCTTACCGGTTTTAGCGGCTGCCTTCTTAGCTGCTGCTTTACCAGCAGGAGTATAAGGATACTCTTTGTTTCCGACTTTAGGCATGGTAATTACTTCTTTTTAGCAGTTTTAGCAGCACGTTTGAATTGAGCTACAGTGGGTGCTCCTTTAGCACCAGGTTTACGCATCTTCTCATCACTGCCTTTAGCGATACGCATACGCTTGGCATGGATGTTTGCGTAGAGTCCAGGTTTAGCCATTTAGCATTTCCACTTACGAAGGGCTAGTGCTTTACGAGTAGGGCGACCCTTCTCATCTTTCATTGGTCCCTTTACGCCAGACATACGAGCGCAGAAGGAACGCTTGCGAGGACCACCTTCAGGTTGTGGAGCCTTTAGGTTGGAGCCAGTAGCCTTGTTATATTTGGCACGACCGGCAGCTGTCAAGCCACCAGTGCGTGATTTGTGCACACCAATCTTAAGGCTGACGTTACTTTTTCTTTCCGCCATTACCTTTGTGTCCTTTGCTTCCGCAGGCCATTAGAATACTCCAGGAATGATTTGACCGGTTACGATATAAGCGCCAATAGCAGCCACGAAGCCAAGCATAGCAAGGCGACCATTGAGGAGTTCAGCACGCTCATTATGAGGCACAGTGTAGGATTCGTCGGTGTACATGGTGGGTTCTTTAGCGAAGATGTTAGTGTCGTTCATTAAAATTGAATGTTGGATCGTTCAAGCTTATCGGCTACATCAGCACGATAGGCAGGGTCTCGGTCATAGCGAGGATCACTCATCGCTGCAACCAGCTCAGCTTGAGAGCGGAAGGCATCACCAGCGTTGCGTGGAGCACTGCCAGTAAGCATCTCACCATCATACCCTACAGCATCTTGGTAGCGTGCATTCAATGCCTGTGCAGCAAAGAACATAGCAAGAGGATCACCACGATCCATAACAGCATCATACATAGCCACCTCTTGTTCAGATAGGTTCTGACCAGCCCATTGAATCATGTTCTGGTATTCAGCCTCACCACCAACAGCTTGTTGGATCTGTGCAATATCATCTGATGTAGCTTGTGGTACCTGTGGCTGTTGTGCTCCACCTTTCTCAAGGAACATGTTAGCAACATCAACAGGGCTCATACCCTCGACTTTACTAACAATCTCAGGATCCCATTCACCAGTACGGTAGGACTCCATGATAGTATCATAGAGATCCACCTCCTCCTCAGTAGACTCTTCTTCTTGTTGCGGCTCTTCTGTTTGTGCCTCTGCCTCAGGCTCTTCCTTGCCACTAAGGCGTTTCTGTAGCTCAAGGTAACCACGTTCTAGCTCCTCTGCTGACTTGTACTTACCAGCCAACAGCTGTTGCTCTTCTTCAGCTAGACGTTCACCAACTTGCAGAGAATCAAGCTCTTCAGCAGAGAACTCACCCTCTGCTTGTTCATACGGATTAAGTGTAATTTCGTTTGCCATTTGCTGTGATAACGGTTAGATTTCCAAGACCTACTGTCTTGACAAAATCGGGGGAACGACCGATGGTGGGTTCACCAACCTTAGTACGCTTCATGTAAGGAGCGTTCTCTTGATTGGTTTGATCATCAACTGTGTCAACCGAAGGGACTTCCTCCGGGGATGTTGCTTTCTTGCTCGATCTCTGGGATCTCGTTGGTGTTTGTTTGTTCATTTGGTCCATTCAATAGTTGTGGATTCTTAGAAGGATCCATTAGTGGAGCTTTAGCCATGTTAGGTGCTTGCTTAAGTAGCTCCATATCCTGTGCTTGCTGTTGTACCTGTGCTTGTTCCTGCTGTACCTGACTCATGGACTTAACCAGGTTCAGTACATCAATACCTTGAGCAGCAGCAAGACGCTTCACAGCCTCATCTACATTGAGGTATGTACCCAATGCTTCAGGTCCAAGTGTCTGTGCAATGACAGTAAAGAACTGAGTCAGTGACTCTCGATCCTGTCCTCTACCAAGTGCATTGATACCAGCAACAATCGTAGGACGTACAAGATCCTTAGGGATACGTGGGATCTCTTGTGTCTTCTGAAGTACAGCTAGTTTACGGTTCAGGTAAGGCACTAGGAACTCAACAGTCAGCAGCGAGAATAGGCCACCTAGTTGTTGCTCCAGTTCCATCTGAGTCATACGTACTTCTTCAGCTGTAGTGCGTTCACTGTTACGTACGTTGAGGATAAGGAATGCTTCACTCAACCTACGCTCTAGTACACTAGCCATCTCCATAGCAGTCTTGAAGTCGGCTGTCTTACCAACCTGCACTACACTGATATCATCGGGACGCCCCTGAATGATGGCTCCGTTCCCCGCAGCAGAGAGTGTCTGCGGCTTAGTAGTACTAGACGGGGATACGGTAAAGACCACCTTAGCGGCCACTGCAGAGCCCTCTACGAGAGCTTGCATAAGAGCTTCAAGTGAACGGAGATCACCAAGAAACTCCTCCACTCTACCACGTCCAAAGGCTTCACCGTCTACAACGTTAAACCTAAGGACTAACCAAGGGTTAGCATCCAATGGTGCCTTACCCTGAGAGCCAGGAATGATCTTATCAAAGACTTCCTGATGCCATACAAGACGATTGTTGTCTCGTTTGACATGTGTATAAACATCTACATCTTCCTCGTTGTCAGCCCCATCTTCTCCAGGGGAATTAACAGGAAGAGCAGCAGTGAGGATAGGTGCTAGAAGTTTACGACTGATACGTTCACGTGTGACGATCTCTAAGATGTCACCGTTACCATCTCTATCTACGACATACCTGTTCAATGGATACAGCTTTAGTCCTTTAGGACCCATGTAGATCAACGCATTACCACCAACAACCAAGTGTTTAAGAGCTTGGTGTACGGTAACGCGATCACTAGATGCTGCAATGATTTCCATGACAGACCTTTCCATCTTAGCGAATGAGATATCAAGGTCTGATCGTGCCTCTGGAGGAAGATCTACACCGATCTTTGAATCATCGATCTGTAGCTTAAAGAAGCTGGTTTGAGGAGGTAGTAGAGCCAGCATCAACTTAGATGCTAGTGTTACTACTCCCTTAGCACCAACGCTTTGCCATGGTGTAATCAATCTAAGGTTCGTTGATCTACCCACATCATCATCCTGTTGGATAAGAGTAGGTAGTGTCAACTGAGAGCACTGTACAGCCGTGTCGAGAAATGTGGAACGATACTTACTTAGATGATCGTATCTTGTTTTAGCTGACATTCAATCACATTCCAAGTGTGTTAGTTTTTGGTGGTTTTACGATCTGTGAACCATAACCCTGTGCGCCACGACCCGCTTGCTGACGGCTGCTCTTCTTACTCCTGAAGCCTTGAGCCCAATTAGAAAGAGCTGTTTGGAATGGAGACATGGGTGCTGTAATAGAAGCTGGCGATTCCTCTTCAAGAGTGGGAATAGGCGCAGCAGTAGTAGCAGCAGCCGTAGTTGTTGCAGCTTCACCACCGGTTGCTCCTGCACCTGTAGTGCTAGCAGGCATCATACCTTGATACTGTTTACCAAAACCACGGACAGTCTCACGGCCACCAGGACGAAGCTGTGTACCACCCATCATAAACCTAGGTTCAGTACCAGCAGTTTCTCCGTAATCACTCATGGTTGCACGAGTACCACGCATACCTTCTAGCATCTTACCAAGTCGGCCAGGTCCAAACATAGGTTTCTGAGTAAGTCCGTACATACCACCATAAGCTGGTCCTGCTTCTTTGATTAGCATGTTAGCGGCACCAGAGTTAAGCCTAATACCTGCCAGGCCATTCTCTGCCAATCTAGCGTTGATTTTATCAAGCCGTTGGACTACTTGTCCACCTGACACATTTTTATTACCTACTTCAAGTATACTATTAAGATCCCTGCGACCAATACCGTCACCAGCACCTGCAATCCTAAGGACTTGACCTAAACCCTGTCTATTGTTTGTGGGTCCAGTATACTTATAATTAGATGGCATACTAGAACCTTTTGTTCCTCCTACACCACCAGCGGCAATAGCGGCAGCGTTAGCTGCACGATTAGCTTCGTATTGAGTTTGACCTGCAGCGGCGTTAGTTGTAATCCTCTGTTTGTTTGTCGCTGTTTGATTGTTAGCCTTTTTAGCCATTGTTCTCTTCGTTGAGTTGGTGTTGAATCCACTCGACCACTGAACGTTGGCCAGAGCGGTACATAATTAATGAGTGTGA